GAGGATTGGCCATCGGACCGGTGGTGGGACCGCAGATTCTCCGAGGCCGAGGCGTGCGCCACATGCGACGGCACCGGCCGGAGCTCGCCCGAGCCCTACGCGCGCGCCGCAGACCCGGCAGACGCCGACGCCCGAGACCGGTGGGCACAGATGGGCCTCCCGACCATCGCAGCAAACAAGGCCCGGCGAGAGGGCCACGCCGCGGTAGACCGGCTGCTCCAGGTGCGGGACGGCTCGCCCGGCCTCGTGGTGCACGACGACCCCAGCACGGCACCGCTCCGGCGAGAGCTGGAGGAGCTCGCGTGGAAGGACCACGCCGCCGGGGGTCGCTCACAACTCACCATCCACCGGGAAACCGAGGTGCTCGGGGCCGACCACGCATGGGATGCGCTGCGGTATCTCGTGATGGAGGCCCGGCGCCTCGGGCTGATAGACGACCCACCCATCCCGGAATAGTCGCGCATGAGTGAGGCCACATGATAGGGTGCAGCACATGAGCGCCACGAATACCCGCCCCGAGTCTCTCCCGCTCCGCATCCTGCGGGCGCTGTCTGTCGTGACAGTCGACCCGCCGCGCGAGGAGGAGGCTTTTGTCGCGGGCTCCGATTTTGCCGCGGCCGAAAATGTGCCGACCGCCTACGACCCGGCGCGCGCTGCCTCGGCTCTCGTCGCGAACCCGTGGTATTGGCGCGCGGTCGGCATCCGGGCATCATCGCTTGCCGCTCTCCCGCTCCAGGTGCAACGGCAGACGGCAGACGGATGGGAGGAGGTGCAAGGGCATCCGCTCGGCGAGCTCCTCGCCCGTCCGAATAGCGCACAGACCGACCGCCAATGGCGCACCCAGCTCGTGACCGACCTCCTCCCCGGCGGAAACGCCTACATCCTCCCCATCGGTGTCGGCACACCGGGCACGGCTCCGGCTGCTCTCCTGCTCATGGAGCCCGCGCGGGTGACCATCACACCGGGGGCGAATGGCGAGCCGCTGGCGTATGTCTACGACGAGCAGGGGACGGAGAAACGATACCCGCCGGATGTGGTCGGGCATCTGCGGATGTCGTCGGCCGGTCGAGGCCCCCAACGCCTGTACGGTACGGGCGAGGTGCAGCCGATGGACCGGGACCTCGCCGCCGATGTGGCGATGGCCGCGCAGATGGCACGAAAGGCGAGCAGAGGCCGCCCGGATGCCGCCTATGTGCCCCGCGACCCGAAACAAACCTGGGGCCGTCCGCAGGTGCGGGACATGCAGACGCAAATCGACCGCATCCTGACCGAGCAGACCGGCGGAGTAGCGGTGATGTCTGGCGCCGGGCAGTTTGAGGCCCTCGACTGGACCGTGGGCGAGATGGGCGGGGTAGAGGCCCGAGAATACGCGCGGTCGGTTGTGGTCGCCGTTACCGGTGTGCCGCCCACCCTCCTCGGTCTCCAGTCGGCCAACTACGCGACCGCGGAAATGGAGCGCCGGTCGTACATCGCGGACACCCTCACCCCGCTTGCCGCGCTCCTTGACGACGCGCTCACCGACCTCGCCCGGCGCCTCGGCTTCGCGGGGATTCGGGTACGCCATGTGCTCCCCGAGATGGAGGACGGCCGCACGGAACGCCTCGAGCGGGTCGCGCTCCACATCGCACACGGCATGAGCCCGGCCGACGCCTATGCCTTTGAGCGGTTCGACGACGCCCCCGAGGTCGCCGGCTTTGGCGTGGACCCCGAGACGCCCGGAGCACCCGAGCCGACGGCACCGACAGACCCCGAGCCCACCCTGGTCGAGGAGGACGACAGCACGCGCGACGACCTCCGCGCACAGGCCGCGGCACTGGCCTCGATGCTCACCGACGACGACCCGGACGACGACGACGACCTCCGGACCGAGGTAGCCGCGCTCCTTGATATGCTCGGGGAGCTCCTGTGACCGTCGCGCTGCCCTACGGGGGTGAGCTGGAGACGGTCGACCGCGCCGGCGGGACAATCCCCAGCCGCTACGACGACATCGACCTAACCGCCTCCAAACAGATGCAGCGCGCCGCCGGTCGAGGTCTGGAGCTCCGGCGGAAGTACCGCCGGGGAGGCACGCGCAAGGGCTACACGATGGCCCGCCGCATCGTGGAGGGTGTGCGCATCCACCCCGACAACATCCGCGACATGTACGCCTTTTTTGAGCGGTTCTCGGGTGAGGCAAACCGCCAAAAGGGCACCGACGCCTGGAGCCTCGGCGGCGACCGCCCCCCGAGCAATCTGCGCATCGCGTGGGATTTGTGGGGAGGGGATGCCGGGCACGCCTGGAGCCGGGGCAAGCGGCGACAGCTGGAGGCCGCGGACAAACCGCAGCGCCGGTCGGCGGTCGAGGTCTGCGGGCCGGTCCTGCGGGCCGTCGCAATCCGGGCAGACGCGCCGCGCGATGTGTACTGGCGCGGGTGGCTCGACGCGGTGCAACGGCCGACAGAGCGACAAATCCGGGCGGAATGGCGACGGGGCCGCGGCGGAATCTTCCCCGAGCAGGCCCGCCGCTACGCCGACCGCGTGGGCCGGGTGCTCTCGGGGACGCGGAGCATCCGGCGCAATGTGAGCGACGAGGAGCTCCGCGCAATCCTTATGGATGAGGTCGAGCTCGCCATCGTGCGGGAATCGTTCGACGCGGCGACGGTAGAACGCGGGGTCCGGCGGTCCTACGCCATCGTAGCCCGGCGGCTTATCGACGAGGTGCGATTTGACCCGACCCTTGACCCGTCCGCGCAGATTATCGCGCAGATGATTACCCAGGTTCAGCAGGTGACCCGAGACCGGGTGGCGGTGCTCGTGCGGTCGGCTCTCGCCGAGGGTGCCACGGTCTCCGACCTACAGCGGGCCATCATGCTCGACCACGGATTCTCCCCGGCGCGCGCCCTCACCATCGCCCGCACGGAAACCGCCCGCACGGTCTCCGAGGGGCAGGAAATGGCGTTCGGACAGGCCGCGGACCTCGGCGTTACATTCATGCGCGAATGGGTGAGCAGCCGAGACGATGCGGTCCGACCGACCCATGTGGAGCTGGACGGACAGCTCCGACAACCGGGCGAGCCCTTCGACAGTGAATCAGGCGCCGCGGGGCTCGGACCCGGTTTGTTTTTTGTTCCCTCCGAAGACATCAACTGCCGGTGCGTCGTGCGACCGGTCCAGATTCAGGGATAGCCGCATGTTTTCACCGATTGTTATCACCTCTACGCCCTCCGATGTGGTCCGCGGATGGATTGGCGCAGCAACCCGCGCCGGCTACGCGCCCGCCCTTGTGTCCCGCATGGCCGAGGCTGTGGACGGCACGACCGAGGATGTGCACGCAATCGCCCGCGGCTCCGCGTCGCACCTCGACCAGCTCCTCGACGCAGACCTCGTGCAACGGCTCGCCGGGTCTGTCGGCGCGTCTCCTCTCGCGCTTTCCTACCGGTCGGTGCTGCGGGTGATGGATGGCGACGAGGACACCGACGAGGAGCAGCCCGAGGGAATGCCCGCCCGGTACCGTTTCGTGATGTCCGACGCCGGCAGCGACCGCGCGGAGGACATCGTAGAGCAGTCGTGGGATATGTCGGAGTTCCGCGCCAATCCGGTCGCGCCCTACAATCACGACTACTCCGCGCCGCCCATCGGCCGGTGGGAAAATGTGAGCTCGGACGGGATGACCCTCCGCGGCGACCTCATCCCCACCCCGGTCGAGAGCTACCCGCTGTCGGTGACGGTCGCGGCCCTACTCGCCCAGGGTGTGCTCCGCACGGTCTCGGTAGGGTTCCGCCCGGCCGCTGTCATCGCCCGCGCCTCTCTCGCCGAGGATGACCCGCGGTATGCCAGCCGCGGCGCCGTGTATGTGCGGCCGCGGCTCATGGAGTGTAGCGTTACGCCCATGCCGATGAATCCCCGCGCGGCTCTCGCCCGGTCCGCTGGGGAGGAGCAGGTCGCCCGGTCTGTCATCCGGCAAGCGCAGGAGACCGGGCTACCCTACAGCCCGGCCGCGGCGACCTCTCCCCGGTTCCCCTGGACTTGACATGTTCCCCCGCTCATGTTTCGTGCTATGAACATGAGCACCGCCCATGCTGGGCATTTCACCCACAACGGAGCAGACAATGCCCCAGACGCAACAAGAGTGGCAGGCATTCGCCGCTGAAACCGCCAAGAAGGCCCAGCACCTCGCCGAAAAGGTCGAGGTGGGCGCCCGCACCGCATCCGAGCAGAGCGAGCAAATCGCCCGCATGGCTGACGACCTCCGGACCGTCCGGCAGGAGCTCGCCGAGAGCAAGGCCCGCAGCGTTGACCCGCTGGCAACCGTCGGCGGTTCTGACCGCGAGCTCGTGCAGCGATTCATCGACACCGACGGCAAAGTGTTTTTGCGCGGTCACGAATCCGACGACCCGGCGCTGTTCCGCTCCGACGCTGACGGCCTCCTCGCAAGCCGCCCGGTGAACGACGCACATCGAAACCTCATCGAGGCGTGCGAAAGCCTGTATGTCGTCGCCGTCGCCCGTCACGGTCGGGACGCTTTCGACCACCGCGGCCAGGGTTACCGCGCCGATGTGGTGCGCCGCGAAAAGAGCGCATGGAACAAGGTCCAGCGGGCATGGTCCCGGATGCCCGCCCCCATCCGCCGGGCATGGGATGACCAGAGCGGCAGCGGTGGCGAATTCATTCCCACCCCGCTCCTCGCCTCCCCGATGTGGCAGGTCGAGGAATACGACCCCGACGGGCTCATCGGTCTTTTCGACCAGATTACCATTCCGTCGGAATCGGTCGAGCTGCCCGTCGGCACCGCCTACCCCGTTCCCTATAAGGGCGGCGGGAGCACCGGCGACAACCCCGCCGCGCTTGCCAAGAGCACCGTGGGCACGAACAAAATCACGCTCACCGCGTCGCCGATGTATACGATGGTCCTCATCCACGAGGACGCCGCGTCGGACAGCATCGTCGCCGCTTTCCCGTTCATCCGTGAGAGCATCAGCCGCAGCCTGGCAATGGGCCTCCGGCTCTCCATCCTGAACGGCGACACCGCAGCCACCCACCAGGACGACCTCGCAAACTGGGACCTCCGCGGCTACTTCGGCGCCATCGACGCCGGGAGCATCGACTACCGCAAGACCTTCCTTGGTCTGCGCGCCATCGCTCTCGACGATTCCAACGGCATTGACCGGAGCACCCATAGCCTGTCGACCTTGTTTAGCGACATCAACGCCGTGGGCGGCCCTCGGTCGGTGCCGGGCGACATGCCCATCATCACCAGCCCCGAGGGGTACCTCAAGAACTTTGTCGGCCTCTCCGGCATCGTGAGCGCCAACGACTACGGCAACCGCGCACCCATCGCCTCGGGCGAGGTCGCGAGCATCGCCGGTCACCCCATCATCATGACCGACGCCATGCCCGCCGACCTCAACGCCTCCGGTGTGTACGACAACGCCACGACCGACACCACCGGCTATGTCGTTTTGAATCGTCGCATGTTCCGCCGCGTGCTCCGCGCCGGCGCTACCGTGTCGCTTCAGAATGACATCACGGTCGCCGGTACCTACATGCGCGCCCGCCAGCGCGTCGGATTCAAGGACATGTCCAAGAGCACCGACGCTGCTGTCCGCTACGCCTACAACATGGCCAAGTGAGGTAAGAAATGAACTCCGAACGAATCAGCTTGGCGCTCTATGTGCCTGTCTCCGCTGCTACCGCTGGCACCGATGCCGACATCTACGGCGTCAACCGCTCCGGCGGCAAGGCACAGGTGGTGGGCGTGGATTTTGTGGCCGACGGTGCTGTCACCGCAAACGACACGAACTACGCAACTTTCACCGCGTCGGTGGGTGGTACCTCGGTGGGCGCTATGTCCACCACCACCACCGGCACCGGTGACATCGCCGACGGTGGCGTGGCATCCGTGACCCTCTCGGGCGCGGGCTCCAACCTCATCGCCGACGGTGGCGCGGTCAAAGTGGCCATCACGAAAGCGGCCAGCGGCGTAGCCGTCGCGGGTACGGTCGTGGTTACCCTGGAGC